GACACCTAAAGACTTGGATGTGTTGAGGAAGGCTGAGATGTTTGCAGACACGCCGGAGATCGTGAATGACATGAAGATCAAAGGCCATCTATTGTGGGGTAGGCATCTTCATAAGATGCACATCTACCACAAGGCATTAGTGGCTGAGATCAGGAAGTTACGCAGGGAGTTAAAAGGAGCCAAACATGAGCGCAGTGATTGAGTTGCATGAAGACTATGTGGATATAGCCGCACAGGACTACTGGGAGGCGGTTCACAAGATGAACCATGCTGAACTGGTGATGGAGCTAAGAAGGCAACAGGCGCGTTCTGCGGGGCTGCTGGCAGAGTGCTTGCAAGAGTTGTCGAGAATGAAGAAGGTGTTGAATGGAGAACTCTACGCGGGATAAGTACAGGGAAGAATTGTTGCTCTCCCGGACTATCCTGAAGAACGAGATGCAGAGGGCACTGCAAGCTATAAAACCAAAAGAAAAGATAGAGTTGGTTGCCACTTGGAAAGGTATGTACAAGCCCGAGATCGTAGCTGAGCTTCTGCGTGTCGCTAAAGACAGAGAAGCTAGATACCGTATTGCCAACTGGAACTTAGAACAATTTGACAGCGAAAGAATAAGCAATGGCAAAAGATAAGAAGTTCACCATTATCGTTCCTACCTACAATCATCCTGACACCCTATTCCACACCCTGCTGACGATCTTCGAGGCGAAACTGGAAGAAGACACAGAAGTGCTGGTGGTAGATAACAGCACCAATAATGAGACAGAAGAAGTCTGCCAGCAGTTCTCAGTAAGGTATGTAAGAAATAAAGAAACACAAGGTATGCGGCTAAATTGGGATTACGCCGTTTCCTGCGTAGAGACAGAATACTTCACCATTATTGGCGACGATGATGGTTTTGTTCCTGACAGTATGGAGTTCGTCAGAGGGTTACTGAAAGAGCAACCTGTAGATGTGCTGTTCTGGTCGCCACATATTTACTGGTGGAACAATGCTGCCCTACCGTTTAGGCGTAACTCGCTGGCAATTAACGTGCCGAAGATGGAGGCTGCGCGGGATGTGCATTTTTATCATGTCAAAAGCTTTATAGACAATCAGGAAAACCCGTGGTCGTTTGAATCCCTGCCCGGCCCGTATAACGGGTTCGTGAGAAAGTCCGTGATGGACAAGATTAAAGCAAAAGTTGGATGTTACTTTCCCCACAATGCGGCAGATGTCTATTCTGGTTGCATGGTAGGTATCTACGCAGAATCATCCCTGATGCTCCAATACCCAATCACTGTGCGCGGATTGTCCGGTGGATCAGGCGGCGTAGCCTTGAGAGGGGAAAACTGGAAAGAAGTTTTTGAAAGAAGAAAAGAAGAATTTGCAGAAACCTGTGGAGAAGAACTTATCGTATCTTCAACAGTGGCAATCCACTGCACAGCAGTTAAGTTGTTGATAAAAAAATTGTTCCCGACAAAGTTTGGTTACTTCAAGATAGATGCTGACAAACTGGCAAACGGTATGCTGACAGAAATGTATGAAAACAAAGACAGGAGAGATCAGATACTGGATGAGGTAAGGGCGTTGTGCAAGAAGTACAACATAGAGAAAGACTTGAGTTATTGGGAGAAGACAGACTTTGCTTATCCCACAAAACCAGTAGGTGTGCGCGGGAACAGTATTGGTGTGGACGGTTCTATTATCGGCATCAAGAATATCCGTGATGCTTGCAGACTAACAAAAGCGATTGTTGGCTAAATATGAAATTTAACCTTAACCAGTTTTACAAGTTCTGCGCTCAGTTAAAGATTGAGACAAAAGAACAGGGCTTGCGAAAGATGGATACCCTGCTAGGTACACAAACCTATGTCATGGAAGAAATCGCACAAGCACTGGAAAACAATATTCACTTCTTTGTAATATTAAAAGGCCGACAACTTGGCATTACCACTATCTCACTGGCACTAGACCTTTACTGGCATTACATCAATCATGGACTCAACGGAACCCTTGTCACAGACACAGAAGAAAACCGAGACATGTTCAAAGGCACACTCACAGCCTATATGGACGGTTTACCGAAAGAGTACAAAATACCCATTCTTTCCCATAATCGTAATTCGCTTGCACTCAAGAATCGCAGTCGCATCTTTTATCAGGTCGCTGGATTGCGAGCCAAAGGAAGTCTTGGTCGTGGCAAGGGCATCACGTTCCTTCACGGAACTGAAACTTCGTCGTGGGGTGACGAGGAAGGACTAGCATCCCTGCTGGCTTCCCTAGCAGAAACCAACGAGAAGCGACTGTACATTTTTGAATCCACCGCCCGTGGCTTCAACATGTTCCATGACATGTACGTCACTGCCAAACGTGCGCGTTCTCAACATGCCATCTTCTGCGGCTGGTGGCGTAACCAGTTGTACACCGTCCCCGGCGATTCCAATCTCTACAAAGTGTATTGGGATGGCAAGCTAACGCCAGAAGAAAAGGAATGGACGCGAGATATTAAGAAACTCTACAACGTAGAAATCAACAGCCGCCAGATGGCGTGGTGGAGATGGAAGCTCTACGAAGGCATCAAGGATGATGCACTGATGTATCAAGAGTTTCCACCCACTGAAGACTATGCCTTCATCATGACGGGTACTAGCTTCTTCTCTAACGCCCGTTGTACGGACGCGATGAAGATAGCTAAGCAGATCAAGTTCGATCCTTACCGTTATGGCATGGGTGCGAACTTTGTGGATACAGAGGTGCTGAAGTCAACAGAGAGGCTAGCAACCTTAAAGATATGGGAGGAACCCATTGATACGGCTTTTTACGTTATTGGTGCTGATCCCGCTTATGGCAGTTCAGATTGGGCTGATCGCTTTTGCATACAAGTGTTCCGTTGCTACGCTGATGGTATGGAGCAAGTTGCGGAGTTTGCGACACCAGAGATGAACACCTACCAGTTTGCGTGGGTGATCGCCCACCTAGCAGGTGCGTACAAGAACTCGACACTGAACTTGGAAGTCAACGGCCCCGGTCAGGCAGTTATCAACGAGCTAAAGAACTTGAAACGTCAGGCGGCTGCACTTGGCGGCAAAACCGGATATCAGTTGATGGACGTTCTTGGTTCCATGAGCAACTACATCTGGCGGCGTAACGACACGATGGGCGGCTTGTCCAACTCTATTGGCTGGCTAACCACTGCTGCCAGCAAGGAACGTATGCTTTCTTACATGAAAGATTACTTTGAGCGCGGGATGATGACGATTCTCTCGACCGAGTTGATCGATGAGATGAAGACCATCGTGCGGGATGGCGGTTCTATTCTGGCATCTGGGAGAAACAAGGATGATCGTGTTATGGCTACTGCTTTGGCTTGCGCTGCTTTTGCTGAGCAACTTCAGCCTCGCCTTATTGCACAGAAGATTACGCGCACAGTTAGCAGAACTCACGATGACAGCACCCCTGAACAGATCGTTGTAGGCAGAACTGTCTCTGATTATCTGAAAAGGATCGGCATTTATGGACAGCAATGACGATTACATCATTCCCAAAGAGGAATTGAAGCAAATAATGAAAAGATTCCGCGCTGACAAGAAGCGTGGCATCCCTATGCGCCTGTTTTACGAGTTATCCGGCGTGGATAAGTCCAGAATGGACGATATGTTCTTCTATGACCGCGCCCCGATGACGGAATTGGTACAAAGACGGGTTTCTAAGGCGTATTTGGCTTGGAAAAACGGCGAAGTCGCCGTAATGATCCGGTTTGGGCAGAAATGGCTGGAGTGGAGGAAGCAACCCAAGCCAGTTATCGTCCGTGGATACGGTTTGCAGCTAGGAAATGACGGAATTAAGCTCAAATTAGGGCTAAAAAACCGTTTAGATTACTCAGATTATCGTTTAGATGAGCAATTGAAGGGGAGTTAATTATGAGCGTTATTCACGATTATAAATGCGATTTACACGGGTTTTTTGAGGCTTGGGAGCCTGTTTGCCCGGAAGGATGCACAGAAAACGTCCAAATGGTGTTCTTGCAGCCCGTCGGATTGAAGTCTGACAGCACAAAACACAATGACAAGACGTTGCAGCAGCTTGCTCTGGACTTCAACATGACAAATATCAAGTCAACCCGTGAAGGAGAGAACCAATCGGGTTACTATACGCGCAATAATCAGCCAGCACCGAAGGATGTACCGCCTCCACCGCGTGAAGCGCGTCCGGGTGACTCAGCAATCTGGGGTGGCGCAGGTGGAAAGTTCACTATGGACAACATATTGAAGGGAAATATGTTCCGTTCTGTTGCTGGAGAACAAGTTAGCGTTATGCCAAATCAGGTTGGGAACTTGACACAACCCAAACCTGCGAGTTATATGCAAGACCAAGACAACCTCTCACTGGATAAATCATGAGAATCCCGTCAGAACCTTTGATGAGAGAGCAGTTTTACGCTGATCTTATACAAAAGTGTTTAGTCTCTAGGGAGGAGCGCAAGGCTGACTACTCTGCCCTGCGTTCTTATTTTCTTTTTGGCGCAGCGCCGGAAGAAGCTCCAGCAATCTTCAACAAGATTTATCCACACATCGATCAGCTAAGCAGTTTTCTCTACTCGGCAGAGACAACACGCTTCACCATCAATCTTGGCGCGGCAGTTCCAGTAGCGGAACAAACAAAAATTCGTGCCATGCAAAACCTGCTGAACGATGATTGGTTGCGCTCCAACACTGACCAAGTTTGCTCTAACGCTTTGCTCTGGTCGCTGTGCTACAACACTTCCTATACCAAACTCATCATCGGCCCCGGCGGTAGTCTCAACCCCTACATGGTTGATCCCGGCGCTATTGGCGTTCTGCGTGAGGATGTACCCTACACCGACAGACAAGAAGCACTCGTCCATACTTATTACATTACTAAGTCTGACTTATATTCTCGTCTGTATGCTCACCCAAAACGCGACAGCATCCTAAAGCGCGTAAGCACCTCGTATCACGAACAGGCAAGCAGCATTCCTGAAGGAATTGACCGCATCATCATGTCGCAGACTGATCCAAGCATGATGGGTAACGTCAACCTCGACCTGTCTGGCATGAACCGCTACAAAGCGCGGGTAGCAGAAGAAACTATCGAGATGCACGAACTCTGGGTGTACAACGACGAGATTGGTGACTACCAGTGCGTCACGATTGCTGACCCAGACATCTTTATTTATGACCGTCCCGGTAGCTCTCTATTCCTGAAAGGCGAATTGCCATTTGTGCAGTTCTGCCCGAATCCTCAGTACGACTATTATTGGGGACAGAGCGAAGTACAACGATTGGTATTTTTGCAAGAATTGCGTAACAAACGTATGGGCGAGATTCTTGATTTGCTCAACAAGCAAGTCTCTCCACCTACGGCACTGATGGGTTTCAATGGCATTTTAGATGAGAAGAATTTTGCCCTTAACCGCGCTGGCGGTCTTCTTGCTAGCGATATGCCAAGTGCAAAGGTCGAGCGCCTTGCGCCTAACATTCCAAATGATCTCTTTGAAGTCATCCGAGAAGTGGATGCAATGTTTGCAGAGGCAAGCGGCATTACTCCCGTGTTGGCTGGTAGAGGCGAGTCAGGCGTTCGGTCAAAGTCTCACGCAGAATCGCTTTCCAGACTTGGTAGCTCAAGAGCAAAGAAACGAGCATTGATTATCGAAGATGCACTTGAGAAAGTTGCAACTTTGTATCTCAAGTCCATTCAGAAATATCAGCCTATTCGTCTGAAAGACGATGATGGCAATGAGTTTATCCCTGAGCAATTTACCGATGATTACATTGTCAAGGTAGATGCTCACAGTAATAGCCCGATCTTCACGGAAGACCTGCGTAACCTTGCCTTCTCGCTGCATCAGGCTGGCGCTATCGATCAAGAATCCCTGCTTGACCTGCTTGAGCCTCCAATGAAGCAGATGCTAAAAGAGAAACTTAAGGAAAACAGAGCTAAGCAGGAACAAATGGCTATGTTGCAACAAGCGCAACAGGCACAGCAACAGCAAAGACCTAGTTCGCCGCCCAATCTTCAGGAGGTAGCATGAACGGAACCGGATCGGAAACCACTTCCAAAGCTGACCAGCCAAGACTGACAGAAGGCGCGTTGCGGCAGGAAAGCAAAGGGCCAGATTTGCAATATCGGGTGCAAAGATTGGGTACTTATCAAGATCGCACCATGAGTCGGCAAAACTACGGACGCATGAAGCGTTAGAATTTGCTTGACAAGGCTTTTTAATTTGTATATTTCTATTGCCAAATTTTATACGAGGTCATTATGGCTGTCTCATCTGAAGAACTCATGCGCCTCATGGAACAACAGCGTGGCAAGAAGCCTGAAGCTGAAATGCCTGAAACTGAAGAATCCGAGGGTGAGGAAGAAGAAGTTGAAACTGAAGAATCCGCATCCCCGATGGCAGCACCTATGTCCACCCCAGAGCCAAAAATGGGTTCAAAAGAGGGAGCAATGGTTAATCTTGGGCTGGCGATGGATTTGATCAAACGCGCACTACCTGCTATTGGCGCTGATTCGGAAGAAGGTAAGAAAGTTCTCTCCGCAATCAAAACCCTTGCTGACATTACCGGCAAAAGCTCTGATGGCATGGAAGAACTCAAGAAATCAGAAATTTTGCAAATGTTGCAGACTCTGCCACAGGCAGGGGGTGCTACACCTGAAGGCAAGGCAATGGCTGCTGCGCCAGCAGTTCCCGGCATGATGCCGTAATTTTTGGAGATACCACTATGGATTTGTTTAAGCCCCGTGGTGCTGCTGCACCCCGTAATCCGACTGACAACACTCAGCAGAATGGTCAGATCGTCAACACTCCCCGCTTCTCGCAGATGGGTGGTTTGAAGAATGCCGCAGCAACTGGCACTAAAAACCGCATGAATGTTGAAAAGCCGGGTGGTAAGCGCATTATCTGATGCGCTTTTTTATTGTTTATTAAGGGGATTAACCTATGTCACTCGAAGACCTCACACCTGAAGCCCGTGATGAACTGGCTCTTTTGGCGCGTCAACTTGCTGAGAATCCGGCTACCCGTAAGGATATGCTGCGTTTGACCAAGAAAATCAAACCAGATATGCCGATTCCTGAACTAGAGATTGAAGATTCAACCAATACCGCAGTTCAGAAGGCAAATGACCGTGTTGCACAACTTGAAGCAAGACTCCAGCAGAAAGAAGCAATGGAGGAATTGAACAAGCGGCGCAGCAAGCTCAAAGAAAAGGGTTTGGTTGAAAGCGACGAACAGATTGAAGAAGTGGAAAAGGTAATGCTCGAAAAAGGTATTACCAACCACGAAGTTGCCGCTGATTACTGGAAATATATGCAACAATCTGCTGCCCCTACACCAACTGGCTATAATCCTTCTGCGATCAATAAATTTGATCTATCGCAGTATTGGAAGAATCCGGTACAGGGTGCGCGGAATGAGGCGGCAAAAGCATTAAATGAGTTACGGCGCAACCCTAAGCCTGTTGGGTTGTAATCGAAATAGGGGATATTTTTAGATCGGAGATAGATTATGCCTATTGGTGGCGGCATTCTTCCGGCTTCGGGTTCCACTCAATTTACTGAGTTGACCTACGTTACCCGTAGGGCGTTTATCCCGAAGTTGGTCGTACAACTTTATAATTCGACACCGCTGATGGCGGCACTGATTGCTAACAGTCAGTCTGCTTCTGGTGGTGTTTCTTCTGTAACCGTTCCCGTTCAGGGTTCTCAGTTTGTAAACGCTCAGTGGTCGGACTACAGCGGCTCGTTCGCTCAGCCTTCCGTTCAGCAGGGTGCTTACAACGCTGAATTCAACCTGAAGCTGATGATTGCACCTGTGCCGTTCCTCGGCATGGAAGGCGCAGTACAGCAAGACGCAGCCGTTATTCCTCTGATCGAAGCGCGTATGAACGACGCGACTAACGTGATGATGGATGCTATGGCGACTGCGCTGTACACCAACACCAGCAACACTCAGCAGTTCACTGGTCTGCCAGCCGCTGTGTCAGATTCCGGCACTTACGGCAACATTGACCGTTCGACCTACACTTGGTGGAAGTCGAAGCAGTACGCTGCTGGCTCGGTCAACCCGACTCGTCAGAACATCCTTCAGTACATCTCCGGCACTGTTAAGAATGGCGCAGAAGTTCCGTCGTTCGGCGTGTGCGGTTTTGGTACTTGGACGCTGCTGGCACAAGACTACGTTGGTCAAGAGCAATACGTCCTCACTCCGGGTTCTGGTTTTGATGGCGATGCAAATGGCCCACAGTCAGGCTTCCGCGCTCTGATGGTCGCTGGCGTTCCCATTTATCCTGATCCTTACTGCCCAGAGGGTACGGTTTACTTCCTGAACAGCAACTACCTGTCGCTCTACATCCATGAGCAGGGTTCGTTCGTGTTCACCGGTTTTGAATCGACGCTCCCGAACTGGCAGATTGGTTATGTTGGTGCTGTGCTGATGATCGCTGAACTGGTCAACACTAAGCCCAAGTCCATGACCAGAGTGACAGGCTATAACTCGCTCACACTGTAAGGAGAAATAGTCATGTCTAATAAAATCCTCGTAGCTGGCGCAGCAACTAACGCTGCTGGTGCGTTTATTCAGGCTTATGCTCTGGGCAACGCTACTGCAACCGTTCCTGCTGGCGATTACTTTATCGCTCCTACCGCTAACGTCACCATCGAACTGAACACCAACACTACTGGCAACATCAGTAATGCTTCGTGGGCAGTTGTGGTTGCCAATAACACTGGTGGCTACTTCATCTCTGATGGCGTGAACATGCGGGCTAATGTTCTGTCTGGTACTCCGACCATTACCCTGTATCAAGTGAATCAGGGTCAGGCCGTTGGCGAGACTTACGCATAAGGAGCCAACATGAATGCTAACCATGTAGGTTCGCTGTACCCCAATAGCTTTGGTAGCTTCGGTCTTGGTCGTGCTGTAACCGTCAATGTCGGTTCGGTCGCCAATGCCGTTGTCCAAATCCCTATTGTCGGTGCAAGTTCATACATTGTTCGCAGGATTACGGTAGCTAATGCAAACAAGTCGATTGCGGCTGCAAACGTGACTGTTACCACCTCTAACGATGGTAATACCTCGAATGCAGTTGCATCGCTGACAACGCTAAGCAACGTAACTAGCACCTCCACGTATCAAGACTTAACCCTTGCTGCTGGCGCTGCTACTACCGTTTACTCGTCGGGTTCGTTGTACGTCAACGTACCTGCCGCCGTATCCGGTGGAACTTGCGACATTGTGGTTTACGGAGATGTGGTAACTCTATGACAACCGTTTATGTGACTAACAAGTGGGACAAGCCGCTTGTCGATGAATACGCCTTTAAGCAGTACAAGTTCCCTGTGGACATGCCTGTTGAAGTTCCTGTAGAAGTCGCTCGTCACATATTTGGTTACGGTTCTGAAGACAAGGAACCGTTTTTGGCTAGGCTCGGTTTTGCTAAAACCAAGAATGACATCCAATCTGGGCTGGAAATTCTTGAAAAATTTAGCATTACTGAGTCCAAGCCAGTACAGGATCGCTCCTTATCCCCGGCGATTGACCAAGTACCCTCGCCCATCCCTTTACGGGGGGCGGGGAGAAAAGTCGAAAAAGCCGCTTAATTATGGCAATTAAATGGCAACTTTATCCGGTTACATT